GTGATTTGGGAATTGGAGAAACAGGGAAATGCTTCTAGAGAAGCTGAAAGAATGATTTTAGAATTGGTTAAAGTAGATATGAAAAAGTATGAAATGGAAGAGGAAAGTAAAATTAATGAATAAAATGTAATATTTTTCTTTACAACTGGGAGTTTTTTTTTTACAATAAAGACCGAACGAAAATTTGGCTATCATCGAATTTATGTTCGATTAATTTTATAGCTATCGTTCGTAAAATTTTAATATACGGAGGTATTGTTATGCCAAGAGTTTTAATTGAAGGCGTTTATATGGACGCTGGCATTGTAAAAAATGAATACAATGGTGAAAAAAAAACGAAATTGGTAGTGGATCTATACCAAAAAAATGAGAGAGGTAATGAAACAGTAAAAGTTACTTCTCAAGATGTAAGTTTGTATCAGCAACTTGCTGATAATTATAAAATGGGTGTTCCTTTTAAGTGTTACGTGACTGTTAACGCTTATAAAAATAATGCTTATTACAATTTAGAACAGATTGTTAAGTAATAAGAGGACTTATAAGACTGAAATGATTGTGATTTTATGACTATAAAAGAATCATTAAACGACTTTTTTCAAAATTATGTTGTAGAAACAACAGAAGGCACTTTTCAAGTGTTTAAAAGCTTTACTTATGGTGAGATGGCAATATCTTTTCTACTATTGACTATTATTGTTTTGTACGTAATGAAATGGATATGGGAGGTTGTTAGATGATTGAGTTATTCTCAATGTATTCGTATCTAGGACTTCCCATAGTGATCTTAGTTTTAGGTTGTGCATTTGTACGCTTTGGTAAGGAGTTGCTGAAGCTATGAATGATTCAATTTTTAATCATGCAGTAGTATGGCTGTTTAGTAATTCTAGTTTTGTAAAATATCTTACTGGTATTACTAGTTTTATAGCCCTCCTTATAGTGTTGCTTTATCTATATAAAAGATGGGGGGAATAACTTTGTGAGTTTTGATTTACCAATTAATCAAGTTATTCGTTACGCCTATAATACTTTTGCTAGTGCGGATGCAGTTTTGTACCTATGGATTGGTGCAAGTTTCGCGGCGTTCACTCTTGGTAAAATTTTAGGAGTTGTAAGGTAATGGGCTTATTTGATCGTTTCAGTGATAAGATGCCTAAATCAAGTTTTACTGTAGAACAATCACATATGGGTACTCTGTTTAGAGAGTTTGGATATGCTTGGTATACCTTTAAACCTTATGTAATTGTGCTTTTAGGATGTGCTTTTGCATTCTTTGTAATGAGAAAATATAAAAATCAATATGCAGATGATTGATCTAGGAGGAAATAATAGTGAATGAAGGACAAATGGTGTTAGCGGAAGGAATACCGGCAGTAAATTTAAAATACGATTTGGCAGATGTTGCCACTTCTACCGGAAATTGGATTAGTTCAGAATGGTTAGCGGCGGCGTTTGCTATCGGTATTCCATTAAGCTTCTATGTAATCCGAAACCTAAAAAGTATTTTCGCTTAATACAACACAATTAGTTTAATAGTAGAAGAGATTTCCTATATAAAAACAGGGGAAGGGAGTATTTTTCCCTTTCCTTTTTTATTAGATTCGGAGTGATTTTATGAGTTTTGATGCTATTTTAGATGGAATGATTATGCACTTTTTAATGATGAGTTTATTGTTCGTGATTCTTCTTATTCCTTTTTTTGTGGCTTCAATATATAAGGAATATGGTAAAAAATGATGTTTAAGAAAATAGCAATTATATTTTGTTCGTTATTAGTTATGTTAGTTTCTTTTAATCCTTCTATTTATGCCGATTCACCTTCTTATCAAGTAGTTGGTAGTAAAGGTGTGTCTATAGAGAATAAGGGCTTAAATGGTGGTTATTATAGCCTTACATTGAAGGTTACGGATGCTGAAAATGTAGTAACTTTTCAGTTGAGCGAATTAATGCTTGTGAATGATTGTAGCTTTAATTTTGGTTTAGTGAAATGGACTAGACCATCACAAAAAAAGAATGAATTTGATATTAACATTAAAGAAAATGGTACGTACGCTTTCTATGTGTTTGTGAACGGTAAAGTTAAAGGGTATGTACGTTTTAAAATTAAAGGATTTCCTAAAAATGCTGAGGGTACTGGAGTAACTCAATATTGGGGTGAAGGTGCAAAGTATTATGAACTACCTGAAGAACATGTGAATCCTGATGATTTTAGAGACAAAGATTCAGCAAACAATGGAATTTGTGTAAATGAAAAAATTTCTGATGATAAACCGTCTGGATCAGGAGATATAGAAGAACCAAAAGAAGAAAATAATAATGGTGGAAATGGTAATACAGGTAATAACGGTAGTAATGAAAAGTTAGAAAAAGCTTTAGAAGATATAAACAATGCTTTGAAAAATATTGAAACTTCTAGTAAAGATACGGCAAATAACACGAAGGATATTACTGAATCTAATAAAGAAATAGCAAAGAATACAAAGGATATCGCTGATAATACCAAAGGAATTAAGGATGCTGTTGATACTATAAATGGTACGTTACGTGAAATTTTAGATGAAATGAAACCTACAACTGAGGTTGTAATAGATGAATTAAAAAAGCCGGATTTAATTAGACCACAAGATGAAAATCAAAAATTTGAAGATAAGAATGAATATTTTAAAGAAGGAAAAGAAGAAAAAGTTCCAACAGATGCTCTCCCTGATGCACCTGATCCAAAACCTTGGAAAGATGATAATGGAAATGAAATGAAACAGGAAGATAAGTCTGAAAAGGATAAGCCTACGGAAAAGGATAAGCCTACGGAAAAGGATAAAACTCCTGATAAAGATAAACCATCTGAGAAGGATAAGACACCTGATAGGGATAAGCCTACAGAGAAGGATAAGCCGTCTGAAAAGGATAAACCATCTGAGAAAGATAAGACACCTGATAGAGATAAGCCTACAGAGAAGGACAAGCCGTCTAGTAAGGATAAAACACCTGATAAAGATGGAACACCTTCTAGGGATAAAACACCTGACAGAGATGGGCCATCAAGTAGAGATAAGACACCTGATAGAGATAGACCTTCAGGTAAAGATGGAGTTCCGGAGAGAGAACAACCTGTAGGAAGAGATCCTGTTATGAGTAGAGATCCGTTTCTTACTAGAGATCCTATTCTAAAGTAAGGAGTTTTTGTATGTTAACGATTAATGATATTTTTAACGTTTTAAAATTATGTTTGGATTATTCCGATACAACTATATATGTATGTTTTGTTGTAATGCTAACGTTTGCTATCTGTATTAAGTTTAAAGATATTATAACTTGGAGTTACTAAGTATGACTGATGCTATTTTAAATGGTTTAAGTAAAGTCGGTAATGGTCTTGTAAGTGGATTTAAAGCGACGATGGAGTTTTTAGCAAAGCCATTAGGATATTTACTAGAGTTTTTAGAATGTATTTTTTACTTTTTTGCTTGTTTGTTCAAAGTTGTTGTATTGATCGTAAAGATATTTACGGCTTTATTCCAGTTCTTTTGGGCTACGGCTACAAGTGTTATAAAAACTTTACTTATGTGGATTGGAGTTACGCCTAGCGGTAAGGTGTATTTGCCTCATGAAGCCCAAAATGGTTTTCAAGTTGTTATTGATAAGTTAATGCCTACAGGGATAATGACTACTGTTCCAATGGTTGCTACAGCCTTCTTATGGTTGTTTTTTGGAATGAAAGTGTTCTCCTTATATGGTGGTAGCATGGGATTTAATTTCCCTGAGAGAAGGAAATAGGTGTTGTATGAAATCTGTTATTGATACTATTTTTAGTCCGATTTTTGGTTGGTTGAATCAAATGTTTAATTCAATTATGAAGTTAACTGTACCAGCATCGCATCCAATTAATCCAAATTCGTTTTTTAAGGCGTTTGCGATGCTTGGAAACGGTTGGGTCATATTTGTAAGTACAGCCTGTGTTTTAGCGGCTACTTATGGAATTTTGTTTGTTGTAATGGCGTTTAAACATGGTGTGATCGAATTTAAAGTGTTCGTGAAATGGTGGTAGTTAAATGGATATATCTAATTTAAGTCTTGAAGATTTATGGTTTCATATATTGGTTGTTAGTATTCCGGTATGTTTTATTCTTTACGCTTTTCTTGTTAATTTTTTTGATAAGGAGTAGATAAAAATGGAAATGTTTAATGTGAGTCCTGGTATTGCTATTTTTGGTGGTATTGTTACTGGTTTAGTTGCTTTATTTATATATAACAAGGTTACAGGAGAGTGATTTTGTATGACACGTAAAAAGTGTAAAGAGTGTAAGGGTAGAGGTTTTGTTTTTATAACTGTTCCTGATATTAAGTTTAAATCTATTTATAATTATTCGATTCGTGATACTGGTGAAAAAGCTCAATGTATGAAGTGTTTCGGAAAAGGTGTGAAATAAATGAATACAAATGTGTTTAGTGTATTTTTTACAATTGGTGGATCGGTTGGATTAGGTCTGTTTTTATTCCTAGTACTTCCAACATTTCTTATATTTAGAAAAATGAGCAAGTGAGGTATAGATGATGTTTAAGAAAAAAGGTCAAACTTTTAGTAATCATAAAGCGTATGTAATTCGTGATGATGTTATGTATGTAGAACGTGTTATAAGTGCCGATAGTGATGTAGTGGAGACGGAAACAGGTATTTATAAAACAGATGATGCAAAACGTTATTACAACGAAACTGAGGGTTCTATTTCGTATCTGTTTTCTGTTGATATTCCTAGCAAAATGGAAGCCGAGAAATTGAAAACATTAAGACGATCTACGGCAATTAAAAATATTTTTAAATATGATACGCAAAAATCTTTTGATTTTAAAGAAATGATTCCGTGGGTCATTGTAGTTCTTACTTTATTGCTTAAATAATGTTGGTGATTTTTTTATAAGAAGGGAGAAATTAATATGCTAAATTTTCCACAAAATGATGTGATTGATGCTTTTTTGAGACTTTCTTGGTTCCTATTGATGTTTACTATACCTTTTGTTTTAGTTTTCTTTATTGTGAAGATGATCAAGGGGATTTTTGTTGATGATGGTTATAAGAGTTCTAGTAAATTTATTGGTTCTAGTAGTTCTAATAAGCCTTCAATAGTGAATTTGAGTAAAAATAGTTATTCAAATTCTAGTTCAAGAAGTTCAAGTAGTTCAAGTAAATCTGGTAGTTCTAGTACGGATTATTTATTTAATACAGCTTTGTTATCATCTTCATACGATTATGATTCAGGTTCAAGTTCTTCATATGATTCTAGTTCAAGTTCTTCATGTGGTTCGAGTTCTTCATATGATTCTAGCTCAAGTTCTTCGTATGATTCCGGTTCTAGTTGTGATTCTGGTGGATGATAATAATGTTCGTGATTTGGTCGAAAAAATGTAAAATCCCTGGACAAAAACAGCTGATATTTGATGTGAAAAACGAATGTTTAATTGGATTTTGAGGTGATTGTATGTTTAAAACTATTAATTTATGGGATTTTAGTAAATCAAGTAATTATTTTCATTTTGCTAAGATTTCTAAGGAAATGTTAGCTAGTGACAATAAAAATGACCGTATTGTAGGTAGAAAAATAAAAGAAATTTTAGAAAGAGAGGGATATGTCTTTGGAAACGATAGACCAACAATTATGTAAAGAGGAATTTCCTAATTTAACAAAAGAGCAAATTGCTGACATGCTTTATCGTGTGGATCATACTCCAGTTCAAGAAGTTATGGTATCCGATTTTTATGAAGAAGAAAATGAAGAAGTTGAAAATAATGAAATGCTTGAGTTGTTGAATTTTATGCAACAAAATGGTGTTCCTCTTAAAAATGAACAAGTAGAAGCTATGTTTTTAATGCAAGAAATGGGTGTTGGTGATATCGCGAAATTTGCGGTTGATATGAAACCGAAAGTTACACCATTCCAACGATTCTTTGAGCTAATCAATAAAATTACGCTTGCTGACAGAATTAAAGGTAATGCTAAATTATCAGGTCTGATCAAAGCGCAAGTTGCTAGTGCTAATGGTGTAATGCCAGAGATGAGTAAGCACATGAGAGAGCAACAAAGGATACAAAGGGATGTGAACAGATAGTGTATGTTTGGACGTTTACAGGTTTAATGGGAAACGGTAAAACTTTAGGAATGGTTCTTGAAGCTGTAATGTATCAACAAAAAACCGGCTGTGCGTTGTATTCCAATTTTGGTGTGAAAGGTGCTAAACCTTTTAAATCGTTTAATGATTTTTTAAATATTGCTAAAGAACCATCAAGCGTTTTATTACTAGATGAATGTCATACAGATATAGATAGCCGAAATTCTCTTTCTAATGCGGCGAAATATTGGTCGCATATGGCTTTCTATTTACGGAAAATGCGTTGTACGTTGATGTTAACGACTCCTATATTTAGTAATGTTGATAGTCGTTTTAGGGATGTAACGTCTGTTTTTGTACCTGTTAGAAAGGATAAAGAATATTTTTATTATCCAATAGTAGATAATCAATCAGGAATATTGTTGAAAACAAAAAAGATGAAGAAAGAACACGCTTTTAAGTTAGCTGGCGATGTATTTGAAACTCATTCTATGGTTGTTCCTATTGAATATCCAGCAAATAAAAATGAATATGAATCTTTATTGAGTAAATTAAGGGAAATAAATGATGAGTATTATACGACAAATTTAAAATTACAAAGGTTGAGAGATTCGAAAAAAGCGATATAA